ATCCTGAGTTGAACATTCCTATGCTCGATGCATTTATCAAGTCAGAAAATGGTTACATCAGGGAGGGCGTATAAATGTCATCTTTACATGATTTCGTTATCTATGTTTGGGACTTTTATGGGTCCGAGGGTTTATATCCTATAGAGGGATTGCAAAAACAACATATATTTGACGCTTTCAATGTTTATATCGAAAGGTTAAAAACGTCCTCTTATATGTCTTGGGGTGGTGGTGATAGTTTAGACCGTGAGAGAGTGAGAGACATAATCCTAGAACTACAATTAAACAAAATGGAGGTAGTTTAATGGACAAAATTGATTTTTTAACCGACGTTTATGAAGACTATTGCACAAAACATAGTCTTCCCTATGTGTCAGCGGATGAGCAAGATTTAACCGATTTAGATCAAAAACATGTTGACTGGTTACGCAACTTTAATGATATGTGGGAACTTGCTCAATAAGTCAACCCATATTGTGCCACTTTGATTAGTGGCACACATGTTGTTGTATTGTGGTCGCTGTGCCCTATAATAAGTACATAACAAACAAAGGAACACATGACAACAACTTTCCAAACAAACATCACTGACACAACTTACAACGGTTGGACAAATTACGAGACTTGGAATGTTGCTCTTTGGATCGGAAATGATGAAGGTCTTTACAACATTGCTCGCGAATGTGGTTCTTATAAAGAGTTCTGCGACTATGTAAGTTTTGAAGATGGTGCAACACTTGACGGCGTAAAATGGAATGATCCCGCTGTTAACGTAATCGAAATTGATGAGATGATCGAGGAATTGAACCAGTAAACAAACTGGCACACGGGTGGTTGTATTGCCACCCCTATCCCCTATAATAAAGACATCAACCAAAGGACACCAAACATGCGTAAAATCGAAACTCAAATGATCGCCGCAATCCAAGGCAACAAGAACTGGACAAATGCGAACACCAGTGTACACTACAATGAGCACACAGGTGAATCGATTGTACGTCTTCACGGCAATAAGATCGCCGTTGTTGATGAAGATAGCATGACAATTTTCGATGGTGGTTGGCAATCCAATACAACTAAATCACGCCTTAATGCACTTTGTGATGCTTTTTGTGTCGCTGGTGAAGGTGTCTTTCAAAAAAATTATAAGTGGTTCGTGCGTAAGTTTGCAGGACAAATGGGTGCTGATAAAGTATTCGTAAACGAAGATTTCAACAACGGTTATATCTTCGCCTGATATGTTCAAAGCATTAAGCAAGTCTCGCTCTAGTTCTGATCTTCTCTCTTTTCACATGAAATTTGTCCTTTTAGTTATCATCGGCGCACTTCTCTGGAATAACAACGACGCCCGACAATTTACCGCTGATAGGTTGGATGACGCTAGTGAACTTATTCGCCCAACTAACTCTAACCAAATTATTTTTTCAATCAAATGAGACTTTTCCTCGCCGCCTTTGTTATCATTATCGGTGCTAACATCGGTTTATCTGCTATCAACTTCGTTTCTAACATTCAAGATGCAAAACTACAAAAACTCTGCAAAATCGATCCCACCATCGCAACAGATTGTAAGGAAGTATTGGAACGTGGAAAGTAATAGCGATTGGGATGATATTATGTCTCCCGATGATATTCAAGAATATTACGAACGAAGACAATACGAAAAAATGATGACCCGTTATCACTAACTAATCAAACACACTTTTCCACAGATGAAACAATTTTATCAAGGTCAATCTGTCATCTATGATGGTATGTCTGGATACGTCAATTTCATCTCGGATGAGTATATTACTGTATGCATTAGAGAGTATAAGAAACCTAGTGAAGAAGCGGAACTAAGTATCACCCCAGTGCATCAGGTTTGTATATGCGTCTTCCCACATGATTGGGATAATGTGTTAGAAACTCAGCAACAGGTCAAAAAAGACTTTTCCACAGAAAATGCGGAGATTGTGGAAAACATTAAATAAATTAGTTTGTGTGTTTTATCTCTCGGTAAATGTCTCCACAAATTACACTCTTAGCACGCTTCCTAACAGATGTCAACCCCTCTGAAATACCTCGGAGACCCTATCATCACCATTGCTAATCTTTCGCCTCTCAGTGTCATACAAGGGCACTTGACAAAATATCAGAATCATGATACAATAACCTTGTAGAGGTTCAGAAACACTCCTAGTATCTTTAAGACTTATGCAGTACCTTATCTACGATCATTCAAACACACTCAGAGGAACTTTCAACAGTATCTACGACATGGAGAGGTACATCGATGGGGTTCGGAATGAACGGGGAGAGTCATACCCAGAGACTCCGAGATCTTCGCCCTTCGATTATATCAAGTCTATCGGATGGTGTTGGGAAGTACTTGACAACTCACAGGTGAGTAAGGTATAATGAGAGGGAACATCGGAGGCACTATGTAACACTCACTGAAACAATCATAAATGTTACTTTGGGCAGTTAAATGGCCCCCGTTAAATATAAAGAAAGCCACTACCCTAACCTACAAAGGTTCCCCAGAGAGATCGATATATTATTACAAAATACATTTACACCAGAATTAAAAAATTTTCTCAGGTAAAAAATGGACTCTAAAACCCGCATAGAGAGACAAGACGTAAGAGTATGGGCAATTGAGCAATTAATCATCAAAGAGTCGTTTCTAGACCCCCGTATGTATGCCTGTGCAGACTATTATGCATCTTCTTATGCATCTAGAAGTGTAAATGATCTATATACACTATGGGTTGAGTGGAAGACGAGAAATCCCACTGACAACCCACAGGTATACAATCGACTGTAAATGGTATGTCCCATAGATTCACAACAACACTAGAAGAGGATGATTTTGGAGATCTTATCCTTACTATCCCCTATGAAATTTGTGAAGAACTGGGTTGGAACATTGGAACGGATTTAGACTACGATATAGTAGACAATGAAAGTTTTGTATTAAAAAAAGCAAAAGATGAGTGAAGAAAAAGTTCAGGTGCCAACCGAAGAAGCAGTTCAACAGATTGCAGATAGTTTAGATGCAATCAACGAATGCATTATAAAACTCGCAGAGCGCGTCAAAGCAATTGAAGATTATGTACAGGAGTTATCTCCTGCAAATAAAATTTTTTATAAACCGAAAGGTAGCGAAGAGTATCTAAACCTCTCAGATAACTTTAATCAGATATACAAACGACTCGGAGAACTAGAGGATGGGGTGTAAAACTCAAGGAGGATATCAGTTTGGTGAGTGTTCAGGTTTCGGACCTAATTTAGAGCATTGTTATTACTATACGGCACCTGCAGGTCAAGGTGTCACTTTAGTTTATGAGGAGTATCCACAGAATGCGATTCGCACAGGAAACTACAATATTCCTGGACGTGAATCGAATGCTGTCATGTATCCTAGTATTGCAACAGAAACAAACGACACAACTTCATACTCAGGTATTGGTGACGGAGCAGGAGCGGCAAATTGCGGCAAAGTAACGAAACCTGACAATTGTTCGCAAGCAAATTCCAGATTCTCAACTGGAACCCCTATCATTGTTCTCGACTACTACCCAGAAACACTGTCGTTCGACTTTAACTACTCTGACACTTGGTTCGCATACATGTATGATACCTCCAATAATGCTGGTATCATTGGAACACCTTGTTATTATCTTGAAACAGAGCGTGGGACTAGGGTATCTACTGCTGTTGGAAGTTCAGCATCTTATGAAGACAGAACTATCTGCTATCCTTGCTCTGGATTTACTGCCACCCCCGCGAAGACCACATTACGATATGAAAGCGGTCAAAATTTGACGGGCGACGTGGATTGTCCCCATCCCACACTCTTTGGTATTGGAACTGATTCAAAGAAACTTTGTTTCACCTATAACTCTTTATCCACACAACTTCCAAATGGTGTAATTGATTTTGAACTAAGTTATGATGGTGTAACTTATGAAGACAAATGGGATCAAGGAGCAAGTACAGGAACACCATATATTACCTCTCAGAACCCTTGGCAAGCAGGTGATAACACCTTTACTGACTTCGAGGTGTTTGATCTTAGTGATGGCAATACAAAGAATGATTTTATCGTTAAGTTTAGGATTGAACCTGTAATCGACGATAGCGGCGCGACCACAGTATTCACAGGTACTAGGTGGACTGTAACAGAATTATTGAATGCAGGAACTGGATATGCGGTTGGTGACGTATTTCCTTTGCAATATGTACATAGACACCCTGATAACTCCCAAACAACTCTTACATTGAACCTGAAGATTACTTCAGTTGGTCCTGTTTCAGCACAGACTAGTGGTGATGCTAACTTTGATATCTTACGAGTAGGTGATACTCTTAATGGTCATAAGATTACTCGCGCCTTCCACATGTTCGATCCCTATGAAGGATTGAACTCTAGCAGCAATTTCTCTTATCATGTCGTCTATGTTGATGGTGCTGGCAATAATTTTGTAAAAGAAACTCAGTATACATCGGATCGTAACCACGTTATTACTGCAAAAGCGGGTTATGGTATACCTGATAGAGGTATGTTGGTTGGTTTATATGAGTTTTTGGACAAATCTCTCCAATATATGACAGCAGATGTCAATAGAAATGCTCCAGATACGTTCAATCAGATCAAACAACCTGTTGGATTTGTTGAAATCAATGAAAATGGTCAGGTAACTGGTGTAAATCTTGATAGTGGTGTCTTTAGTTTTGATCAAACAACACTCACAAGTGCTAGCGGATACAGTGCAGATGAAGATATTCCCTGTTCTGGTGGATCTGGGAGTGGATTGAAGGTTGATATCGACGTTGGAACGGTTCTTGACGACAATGGAAACGAACTTGACAACGCAATTATTGGTGTAAGAGTCGCTTCAGCGGGTTCTGGTTACCAAAAAGGTGATGTAGTTACCATTTCTGGCGGTAATGCAACAATTACGGTTGCTGAAACCACTAATGGTGGTGAAAATTGGCAATATTTGCCTAATGATCCCATTTTGAAGATTGGAAGTCCTAATGATGCTAATACTGGTTTTGCTAGGAAGTCTACAAATGACGGTGCTACCGACTTTGTATTTGAAGAAAGCAAAGATGGCAGCTTCAAATTTGAAATTGTGACTGCTGCTAATGGTGATCCTACCGTAGAAGCGGTACTTGACACTGGTGGAGACAATAGAGGCGCGGAAGTTAAGGGAATTTTTGTTGGAGGTGTCCTAACTAACGTAAAAATTAAGGATGGTGGCAAAGGATACACTAAAGATTCGCGTCCAAACGTCTTTGTAAGCAATACTAATGAGGAAAATACCCTAATTCAAAAAAATGAAGGGTTTAGAGGCGATCTAGTTGACGAATTTAGCGGAATTTTGGGTGATTTGCCCGATGGAGGTGACCCAAAAGACAAAGGAGTGCCCAGAGTACAAGAAAGTGACTATTCGGCACTATCAAGCAGTTATAATTCAACACCTAGTGAGTTTGAATATACTGAAACTAAACCTAAATTCGATATTAAAATGGATCCTGATAGGATAAGGATTGATCAGTTCCCACAAAATCGTTTTAGTAAGGATGCTGTCGATCCTTTAAGGGAGATAATGAAACCCCAGTATGATTTAAAATACTTGAAAGACGTTGATGTCACTCAAGATGTCAAAGATGTTATTAGAGAAGATAAAAAAAGAATTAGAGATCAAGTTGATCGTGATTGTGATACGATTACGCAACCAAAAATTCCTGAGTTTAAACAATCACCAGATAGTAAGGTTGAATCAGTTCAGGGTAGTTTCACGGGACTTCCAACCGCATCAACCTACACTAAATACATTATGCGGCAGTATAGACCCGATCCTGCAAGGGAGAGGACTATTACTGTAACTCTTTCAATGACTCCTGTTCAAACTGGTTGTTCTCACTTTACCTGTAATGCTCCTGCAGGCAACTCAGATTCAAGTTCACAAACTAATGATGTTGATGAAAATGGTCAACCTACTGGGACAACAACTACAACGAACCTTCAATATACAATGTTTCCACTAGTTGCACCTCCTACAGGACCAGGTGTTCAACAATGGACTGCAACTGGAACTATGAAAATATTTCATGATTTAACTCAGGGAGCACAAACAGTAACACTCGCTACTGACGCAAAAGGTAATCCATTCGCAGATTAAAATGGCAGGTTTAGCAGCAGCAATCTATCAAGGACCCTGTAGTGGTCACGGTGTCGGATCAGGAGCGTCTCACCATCCTGGTTTGGGTGGTGGACTACTCCCTAACTGTCCACACCCCTCCCTGAGTCCTACAATCAAACCTGTTGCCATGCCAGCGGTCAATGCGGTTGCTATCTGGCCACCGCTGATGCAAGCACCTTTTACTCCCTTAACAGCGACTAGGAATGTTTTCATCAATAAAGCATATCCGATCATTGATCAGGATCTTTTAACTACTCACCCAACACCTACACAATTTACAACTAGTTCTATTGGATATAAATGTTTCACTACCTTGAATACACCTGCTTGGTGGTGTACAATGGGAACTACAGCGGGTCGAGAAGCGCCAGTAGGACACGCCCGTAAACTATTTGCAACCAGCAAGACTGTCTTTATCAATGGCAGACGCGCTGGACGCTTCTCCGACCCGTTTGGCGATGGTTCCACCGCCTTCCCCTGTTTATCAGTGGTAACGGGTTCTAGTATTAACGTTTTTATAGGAATTTAAGCATTTAATTATGGCAAAAGTTAAAAAGTCACTCACTGGTGGCAATATGATCGAGTCCGTTCCCAAAAAAACTCGTCAAGGATCTGGACAACATACAAAATACGCTTCAACTAGCAGAAATAACGCTAAAAAGCGTTATCGTGGTCAAGGGCGATAAATACTATTGGTATAAACTACGGCAGCGATGGCTCTTAAGAAAATAGGAGGGAAAGAATTTACAAAATCCCGCTCGTTTAAAGACGTGGCGATCAATTTTGCACGAAATCCTTTCACTGATGACCTCTCTGCTGTTGTCAATGACAATTCAATCAAACAGGCAGTCAAAAATTTAATTTTGACTGCTCCTGGAGAGAAACCATTTCAACCAGTTAAAGGTTCTAACGTAACTCAGTTACTTTTTGAACCTCTGGATGGTTTCACTGCAGATTCAATTAAGGATGAGATCATAAATACCATTAATCAGTATGAACCTAGGGTAAGACTCACAGAAGTGATTGTGACGCCGATTTACGAGGGAAATAAACTTAACGTCTCTGTTGAGTACCAAGTAGTTGGTTTGCCTATCGTGGAAACAATCGAATTTATCTTACAGAGACCCGAATAATGCAACCCAACAATTTAACAGCATTAGATTTTGAAGACGTAAAGTCTTCTATCAAGTCGTATCTGAGAACTCGCACTGAGTTTACCGATTACGACTTTGATGGTTCGTCTTTGTCGTATCTTATTGACATTTTAGCATATAACACATATTACACAGCGTTCAATGCCAACATGGCACTGAATGAGACGTTTTTAACGTCAGCAACGGTAAGGGATAATATTGTTAATATTGCAAAACTCTTAAATTATGTCCCAAGATCGATTATATCGTCAAAAGCGTGCTTATATCTAGAATTACAAACTACACCAGTTAACGGAGAATATCCTACTTCAGTTACCCTTAAGAAGGGTGCCGTTTGTACTGGCGGAAATTATATTTGGAATATCCTGAATGACAAGACTGCTGCTGTCAATCAAACCACTGGTAAAGTATTTTTTGACAACTTAATGGTATATGAAGGTAGTTTAGTGACCTTCTCATACGTTGTTAATACATTTGCAAAACAAACTTATAAAATTCCTTCTGAAGATGCGGACATTAGCACCCTAACTGTAAAAGTTAGACCTAATGAATCTTCAACACAGTTTGATATTTACAATAGAGTAGAGACAGTTTCTACAATATCACCTACTAGTAGATCGTATTTCCTTGCAGAAGGTGAGGATATGCGCTATGAGATTCGTTTTGGTGATGATAGTGTTGGTAGAAAACTTAGAGATGGAGAAGTTGTAGATCTTGAATATCTTGTTACTTCTGGTCCAGAGGCAAATAACAACGCTAGATTTGCTTTTACTGGTAGAATGATTGATAATTTTGATCAAGCATACACTCCAACCACTGTAAATGTCACTGTTAAGGATAAATCTCAACAGGGTGCCGCGGCCGAGAGCGTTGAATCTATCAAATATAATGCACCAAGATACTATTCTGCACAATATCGCGCTGTAACAGCACAAGATTACGCAATTATTACTAAAAATATTTACGATAACGCATCTTCTGTAGTTGCATATGGTGGTGATACGTTAAATCCGCCTATTTACGGAAAAGTATACATCGTAATCAAAACAAAATCAGGCACTACTCTAAACGATCAGACTAAAAAAGATATTGCATCAAATTTAAGATCCTATGCAATGGCATCTATTGATCCAATTATTGTCGATCCTGACGACATGTATATCAATATTAAAGTATTTGCATTATATGATACTGGTGGCGGTTCTAATGCTACTGAGATTGAAGCAAACATTAATAGTGGTGTATTAGATTGGGGAACTCAAACAGGAATTAATAATTTCAATTCTACTTTTAGAGCACAGCAATTAGAGAAAGCAATTACACTTTCTAACAAAGCAATTAGTGATGTTTCCTTACAAGTAACACTTTTAAAGTATATCAAACCAAATACCAATCAAACTAACACATACTGCATTTCTATCGGTAATCCTCTTTATAATAGTGCTCCTAGTCTTGATGGATCGGATGGAACTTGTAAAAAGGAACCTGTAGTTATTTCTGGTACATTCAGAACTGCTGATAGACCTGGTGTTGATCAACAGTTTGAAGATGATGGATACGGTAACTTAAGAACTTTTTACAATACAGGTATTAGAAAGATCTACACCAATAATAAAGCAGGAACGATCAACTATGAAACAGGTCAGATTTGTTTCGGTCCTGTCAATGTAATCGGTGCAGGTAATAACTTGCCTCCAGCAGGTTCTACGACCGTCAGTGACCCCTCAACTGGTGCTGGTGAGGTAAGTGATCCTAATCTGCTTCCAACGGGTCTACAGATCCCTGTAGTGTTCATTCCAGCAAACAATTCGACTATTCCAGCAACAACTCCTGGAACAATTATTAATATTATTACTCCATCGATTTCAGTCAATCCTATCGGATCTCTTGTTCCTCCAACAATCCCTCTAAATAGTTTGACACCAACGGATTTCAACCAAACGCCTACGCTTTTGGATATCCCAGATTTAACCAATTTAGGTTCACTCAGCGACTCTTCTTGCTTCTAAGATGAATATTAATAAGGTCTCCCAGTCTATCCCCTCTCAGTCTCCCGACTTTTTGAGGACGGAATATCCTCTGTTTAACAAGTTTATTGAGTATTACTATAGATCTCAAGAAAAAACGGGTTTAGGACAGAACATTATTAATAACTTTTTGTCATATCTTGATATTGACAAATTGGAAGTTGATATTCTTGATGGTGCCACCAAAATTGTAGAAGCAGTTGGTGTTACCGATGATACGATTGTCGTTGAGTCTGTTGATAGTTTTTTATCGAATGATGGTAGTATCCTCATTGGTGATGAGGTAATTTACTATGAAAATACAACCTCTGCCCCTGCTATTTCTCTGAGTCCTGGTATTTCCTATGATCAGGTAAAATTAAAGTGGACTGACCTTGCTCAACTCATCAATGAGTATGATGGAACTACTGTTAGATTCCCTCTTACTTCTCAATCTACACCAATTCCTGCACCTTCTGCACAGCATTTAATTGTAGAGACCTATGGTAAGGTCTTAATTCCTAATCTTGATTATACAGTTGATGGTACTGATATTGTCTTCACAACTGCTCCTAGAACCAAGGAAACGGGTGATGATGTATCTGAAACCAGTATTTTCTATCTTGGTGGTTTCATTGATAGTAATATTCTTGCACTTGATAATATTTCAGGTTCTTTTGGTGAGGGCGTAACGGAATTTAAGATCACTCGTAATGGTGAATCTTATAGTCCTATTGTTGATGAATATGTTCTTGCGGTTTATGACAATAAACTGCTTATTCCTAGAGTAGATTATTTTATTGATGGGGATATTTTCATTTTTGAAGTTCCTCCTTTAAATGGTAGATTCCTGTCTCTGTATTCAATTGAGGCACCTATTCCTAGTTTTGGCGCGGGTGCTCTTGGATATGCCCGTGTTAATAACGATGGACAACTTTCTGATATCTCTATTAATAAAACTGGTGCGGCATACAGATATGAATATCCGCCTCAAGTCAGTATTCAGGGAGAAACTGGCGCAGGTGCATCCGCAACTGCCTTAGTTAACGGAATTAAGAACGCTGTACTTCTTGATGGTGGTAAGGGTTATAGTGATACCAACCCTCCAACTGTAGAAATTCAGGCACCTACTGCCGCAGGTTCTACACTTGCAACTTTGAAGGCAACTGTAACTAACGGTGTTGTCACTGATGTTGATATCATTAGTTCAGGTAGTGGATATACTTTTAACCCTAGAATTACTTTTAAACAACCAGGTGGCGCTAAACTTGGTTCTGCAACTATTATTAGTGGATCATTAAGCGGAACTATTCCTGTCACAGATGGCGGTCAGGGGTATACAACTGCTCCTTTGGTATACATTGATGAACCTTTGGGTGCAGATGGCATTAGAGCGGCACTGAGAGCGAATATAACTGACGGAAAAGTTACTAGTATTACTGTATTAAATGCTGGACAAGGTTATACTTCCACACCTAGAGTTGCTATTATTGATCCAGTTGGTGCTCAAGTTTTAGAAACTTTGGTTGACGCTGACGGACGTGTTGTCAGTGTGGAACTATTAGATGGTGGTAGCGGATATGAGGATATTCCTTCCGTCTATATTGTTGATCCTGCAGGAAATGGAACAGGTGCAACCGCATCTGCTGCTATCTTTAATGGTAAGATTACTGATATTAACATCAGTAATTTTGGTTCTGGATATTCTGCCGCAAATCCTCCTACTGTTGTAATTCAATCTCCCCCTCAAGCAAGAGCATCTGTTGAACCAGGTCTGAATGAAGTTACTGGTTTTAAAGTAAATAAAAGTGGTAAAGGATATAAGAAAGCAGCATTTAATGGATGTGCTAGAGCGGCAAGTGGAATCACTGGATATACTGAAAGTGGTAATGCAATTTTCTCTAATAATACTACTGCAGCAACAGCTTCCGTAGACTCTCAAGTAAAATGTCTTGATGCTCTCTTTGTTAAGAGACTTCTTGACAAGTATACGGAACAATTCTTGCCAGATGTTCCTGAATTAGACTATACGAAGATTGACGTTCGCACAGCAATTAAGTCTGTAAAAGATTTTTACTCTACAAAAGGTACTTCCTACAGCGTTGCATACTTGTTTAAACTTCTTTATGGTGAAGAAGTCACTATTTCATATCCAAAAGATCAGATCACAAAACCTTCTGCGGCAACTTGGTCTATTGATACTATTTTGCGTGCAACTTTAGTTAGTGGTGATCCTAGAAATATTAAAGATGGTCTGTTAACACAGGAAGAAAGTATTGCTGATACTAATGTAAAAGCAGCAAGTGCTTTGATTGAAAATTATATTTCTATTAAAACATCTAACTTAGAAATTTTTGAATTGGTTCTTTCAGAAGAAACCATTCAAGGTATATTTACAGTTCCTTATAAAACAAAATTAGCAGAACCTCTTGGCACAGATAATAGTATTATTACTGTTGACTCCACAATTGGTTGGCCAGAAAGAAACGGTGAATTTATTATTGGTGGATCAGAAGTTGTTCAATATAAAGAAAAATCTCTTAACCAGTTTATTGAGTGTACTCGTT